CAACATTCATACGGTTCTAAAGAAAACGTGGATTACGTTTGGGATACGGACCGCGTATTTAACAACCTATACAAGGACGCTGATGATGAGAATGAAGAGTAAAGGTTCTAAAAAAGGCGGCAAAATGAAAAAGTACCAAGCTGGTACTATGGTTAGCCCTGATGAACGCGCTATTAAACGTGGTAATGCTGCTATGGATCGAATTAGCGAAGAAGGCACCACGAACATGATGGAGTCCTCTACCCCCACACGCCCTAAAGCTAGACCAGCTCAACCGGGATCAAAGCGGCCACCTAAACGCCCTAATGCTATGGATGGACGCCGCAAGGGCGATATTAAAACAGAAGAGCTTTTAGGTGGTAAGACTAAAGCGGAGATAAACGCTGCTATTGACTCTGGTAAGAACCCAAAGAAAAAGCCCCCTTCAAAAGCTACAGTTAACCCATCTAAAGCTACAGGTGCGTTAGCAAGGGCTGCAAAGTCTGGTCTATTAGGTGTACCGGGAGCAGTAAGCAATGCGGGTGTAGCGGCAGGTAAAGCAGCTAAAAAAGTGCTTGGTATGAAAGCAGGTGGTATGATGAAGAAAAAAGGTTACGCCAAAGGTGGCATGTACGGTGAAACCGCTACGGAAAAACAGATGAAGATGAAGAAAGGTTACAAAAAAGGCGGTAAAATGCCTGATCTAACTGGAGACGGTAAGGTTACACAGGCTGATGTATTGAAGGGTCGTGGCGTGTTTAAAAAAGGCGGTATGGCTAAAAAAGGTTATGCCAAGGGTGGTATGATGAAGAAGGGCTACAAAAAAGGTGGTAAGGTTCGTGGCGCAGGCATCGCTCGTAAGGGTGTGCGTCCAGCTAAAATGAGGTAGCTCATGGACTTTGATGACGAAATAAAGCGTATGAAAGACCGCGCCTTTAAGAAGGATTTAGAGTTTCAACGGAAGTTAAATCCTGATGTGGATAAGGTTAAACAAGAAGCCCAAGTTCGCAAAGGTGTATACGGGCGTGGCGGCGGTGGCGGAGCTATGCTTGATCTTACACAACGTCCAAGTGGTATGCGCCTACCGCCTAAAAAGAAACTAAAAGCTGGTGGCAAGATTCGTGGATGCGGCATGGCTTCAAAAGGTACGCGCCCAGTTAAAATGGTGCGGATGAAAGGTTCTTAATGCGCAATTATTATAAATCAGGCGGTAAGATATGCGCCAAAGGTAAAGCGGCGGCAAAACGTAAATTTGATACGTACCCGTCAGCTTACGCAAATATGTATGCTTCTCAAGTATGCAAAGGTAAGATAACACCCGGTGGCAAAAAAGGTAAAAAGAAAAGTTAGAACATGGCCTTACCAAACGCTAAAAAGAAAAAAGTAAAGAAGGTGATTTCTAAACTAAAGAAAGCATCTAAAGCTCATGCTGGGCAAGCAAAGACTTTACAAAAGGTGTTGAAGGCACCACGGAGAAAAGCTAATGGGCGCTCTTAAAGATTGGGTAAAACAAGATTGGGTCCGTATCGGCACTGACGGTAAGATCAAGGGTAAATGTGGTACGTCCAAGGATAAGAAGAACCCAGATCGTTGCTTGCCAAGAAGTAAAGCAAACAGCCTGTCGCAAAGTGAAAGGGCTTCGACAGCCAGAAAAAAGAAAAAAGCTGGCGCAAAAGGCAAGACAGTGGTGGCAAATACGCCAAAAGCAAAGGTTAAGAATATGAAAAGCGGCGGGCTAGCTCGTCGTAAACGTGACGTAGCACGAGGCTGTGGAGCGGTTATGGAAAACAAACGTAAAGCAACTTTGTACACGTAAAGGTATATCATGGCTACATCAGGCACCACAGCGTTTGACATGGACTTCACCGAGATTGCGGAGGAGGCATGGGAACGTGCGGGCCGTGAAATGCGGTCTGGTTATGATCTTCGCACTGCTCGTCGGTCAATGAATTTGATGACTATAGAGTGGCAGAACCGTGGCATTAATATGTGGACGATTGATGAGGGCACGGTAACATTAGTAAAAGGCACCAGCCAATACAATTTACCTACAAACACTGTAGATTTACTTGAACAAGTAGTCCGTACTAATTCTGGTAACACTACGACACAATCTGATCTTACCATAAGCAGGATCAGTGTAAGCACGTACTCGTCTATACCTAACAAATTAACACAAGGGCGTCCTATACAAGTTTGGGTGGAACGCCGCGCAGCGCAACCTAGAATAAACGTCTGGCCTGTTCCTGACAGCAATGATTACATATTCAAGTATTATAGTATGCGTCGTGTAGAAGACGCAGGGGCGGGCGTAGAAACAGCGGATATGCCGTTTAGGTTCTTGCCGTGCCTCGTAGCTGGTCTGGCGTATCATATAGCTATGAAAGTCCCTGAACTTACCGAACGCGTTCAAATGCTTAAAATGGTTTATGATGAACAGTTTAACATGGCTGCAGGGGAAGACCGCGAGAAAACGCCCGCACGGTTCGTGCCTCGTATAGGGTATGTGTAGATGGCTAGCAGGTTTGCATCAAATAAACGGGCAATAGCCGAATGTGATGTATGCGGGTTTCGGTATAAACTGAAAGAATTGCGCAATCTGATCCGTAAAGGCGTTGATACTAACATAAAAGCGTGCCGAGAATGTTGGAGTCCCGACCATCCCCAGCTTAAACTAGGAGAGTTTCCGGTAGACGATCCCCAAGCAATACGTGACCCTCGCCCTGATTTTGCTGGTTATGATAGTAGCAGGAACATACAATTTGGTTTTGACCCCGTAGGTCTTAATAATCCTTTTGGTTTAACGCCGAATAATCTGGTAGCCACTGGGTTTATAGGTAATGTTACGGTGACAACATGAATTATACATCACTAAAAACAAACATCGAAGATATCTGCGAAACATCTTTTACAGATGACCAACTTGCTTTGTTTACACAACAGGCTGAAGAGAAGATACTTCAAACGGTAGATATACCTGCTCTACGAAAAGTAGACGATGGGCCTCTAACTGCTACAAACAAGCTGTACACGTTGCCAACAGATTACCTATATACTTACAGTATATCCATTATAAGTAGTAGCACGCACACGTACCTCCTTAATAAAGATGTAAACTTTTTACGTGAGGCGTACCCGATAAACACATCGGCAAAATACGGTGCACCTAAGTTTTACGCACAATATAGTGAAACACAGATTGAGTTGGTCCCAACGCCAGACCAGAATTACGAGCTAGAACATATTTATGGGTATTATCCAGCATCTATTGTTACAGCTAGCACGTCTTGGTTGGGCGATAACGCCAGTGCAGCGTTGTTAAATGGTGCGCTAATAGAAGCTATAAGGTTCCTTAAAGGTGAACCTGATGTAATTGCAAACTATGAAAAAATGTATTTGCAAGCGATCACGTTGCTTATGGAGATGGGCGATGGCAAATTGCGTAGGGATGCGTATCGTTCTGGACAGAAGCGAATACCAGTAGGTAGGGGATAGTAATGGCATTTACTGGTAATTACATGTGCACATCCTTCAAACTGGCTCTGCTAGAGGGCGAGATGGATTTTAGTTCTGACACGTCACAGACGTTTAAGATAGCGTTGTTTACGTCTGATGCTACGCTTGATGAGACTACAACTGCGTATTCTACTACCAATGAGGTTTCTGGCACGGGGTATGATGCGGGGGGTAAAACACTTACAGCAACCACATCTAGTTCAGGCGCGACAGCTTTTGTAGATTTTGGGGATGTATCTTGGGCAAGCTCTACTATAACAGCTAGGGGCGCGTTAATATACAAATCGGGTGGTACAAACCCTGCGATAGCTGTGTTAGACTTCGGGTCTAATAAGTCTTCCAGCAACAGCACATTTCCGATAACATTCCCCACAGCAGATGTTTCAAGTGCGATTATACGCATAGGACAAGAAGGATTGAAAAATGGCGAGTACGTTTGAAAACAACTTACGTCTTGAAGAAATAGGAACTGGCGAACAGTCAGGTACTTGGGGCACGAAGACAAACGTAAACCTTGAGTTAATAACTGACGGGTTAAGCTACAGTTCCACAGGCGAAGCCATAGCAAACGCTTCTACCCATACTATCACAATGGCTGATGGTGTGGCTGACGAGTTT